ACCTCGAGCCCAAGCTCCCCGACTTTCCCCATCCACACATCCGATGCCTCCTTCGTCGATTGAAATAGTATGTCGTCCCCGTTTATCAAACAGGGGGCTGATACCACCTCTTTCCAGCTAAGCCCTGAGCACCGCATTGCGTACAAGTACGCAATACGATTCTGCAGGCAAAGCAGAGGAAAAGAGAGGTAAGAGCCCATCATCTGCCCAATGGAAGGACGACCGACATATTTTCTCGACGAAAGAGGGCAATTAGATGGACCGTCGACCCAATAGAGGATCGGCCGGAGAATCTGCATTGCCCTCTCAGTAACGGAGGCAGGAAGAACAGTGGAAGAGGCAAGGATCGTACCCAAGATCACCTCTGCGACTTCGATCGACAAATTGTCGGTAGCCGAAGCGTAGTCGCCTGATGTGAGGATACCCTTTCCTTGGTGGAACCCCGCTTTCGCAAGTTTCTCATCCGATACATCGCCTCGGGACAACCACTTACACCTCGAGAGGTGATTGTAAATTGTCTTGTGAAGCGGTCGGAGGAGAAGCTCGTCGGATGAGAACTTCGTCAGAGGACGAGGCTTCCCAGCTGACTGGACGACGATCAATTCGGCTTCCGGGGCCGGGCGATCAGGCCGAGAAGGACCACTAAGAGCTTCCGTAAGGAAACTATCGTGATCAATCCCGGTACCTAATGCGCCTCCCTCGGAGCGAGTCGAATCAGTCGTCGCGCTAAGCGGCGGAGATGTGAGGAGAACCTGCTCCTCGTAGCCCAGATCCCATCCCTTCGAAAAGAGACGGGATGTTTGCTGGGCCACAAATCGCAGGTAACCGACGGGGAGTTGACGCCTAGGTCGACGAACCCCCTCCACAAGCTTCTCCATCAAAGGACCGGTCATGCATCCGCATGAGTCCGGAAGGCCTTTCTTTATGGACTGCCAGGCCATAACTTCCTTATGGTCGTTACTCGGGCAGGAACCTAGAAGCTTCTTTACCTGGCGACTCTGTTCTAAGCAGTCGCCAGATAGGGAGAAGTTGGGGGCGGGATGTCCGAAGACATACCCCCAGTCAGCAAGAGCGCGGCGGACATACTTAGATGTCCGAGCTCGGAACGCGCGACAACGTCGCGGGGCGCTTCGTTCACCATCCTCGTTCTTCGGACGCGAGGGAGTGGGC